GATGCGTGGGTCAAAGCTAATAAACCGACAGGTTAACGCTCCAGTTGCCAACATTTGCCCTTGCATCTGCCACAAGTATTTTGGGTCGATGTAACCCTCGAACGCAGTCTTGAGATGGTTTGTGGTGTTGTACGGGCATTTGATTTCTATCAGTTCTCCGTACTCCTTTATAAGCCCATCGGGCGAAGCACCTGAGTAATCGTTAATAAGCACGAATGGCAAATCCTCCAAAGTTAACCCAGTCGTTTCTTGGTAGTAAGCCTTGCATATCGGCTCGTACTCGTTGCCCCAATCCAACGCAGCACCGAAGATTTCCTTGCGTTCGCCCGTTAGAAGCTCTGCAGCCTTCTCGTAGATGTATGAAATAGCTGTCTGTCCAAGTACCTCGTCTTTCTTTCTGCTGTTGGTCATCAAGTCGCCAAAGCGGGAAGCCGTAAACTTCCCAAGTCTTTGTGCGTGCCATTCCTCCGAACGTTGCTCTGAGCTGCTTATTGCTTCGTATATTCCTTGCTCTTCCATCTTACGCTCGTTTAAAATCGTCCGACTCATCTTCTCCGAAAACGCCTACTTCGTAAAGCCCTGACAGTTTCAACACCACTCTTGATAGTGCGCGTTTCTCAGCCATTGCGACAGGGTACTTTTGGCGTGTGTTGTCAGGCGCTGACTCTCCGAAGGTTTCCATTGTAACAGGTAAGCCGTCAGGTCGTGCCATCTCGCCAGTAGCTTTTATTACTACGTGCTTTAGGTCATCGGATAAGCTAACCACATCGTAAGTTACTCGGATGCCCTTATGCGCTTGTATGCGCTCAATGCCTTGTCGGGTTATTATTACGAACCCTTGTGGGCTTTTGAAGAAGTGGTCTTCCGTTAGACCGTTCTCTTTTGCGAGGGTTTGAAGCCTCTCTTTCTGTGTTTGATTCATCGTTCTGTTTTTATGATGAGTATTAAAGTTACGAATTTAAACATTGAATGTCAACCGAATTATGCTCTTCGTCATATATCCGTATGAAGGTGTACTTGCCCGACTTGATTGGTTCAGCTTGCGCGAATTTGACCAGCTTCCAAAACACCCACGGTTCTACGTGAGTAGTTCCCGCATCAACTGGAGCGGTGCGTAGGTCGGTAATTGCCTTGCGAGCAACCAACCGAATGAAAGCTGGTATCTGCTCGTTGGACATTGTAAGTTCAAATTGTAAGTGGTTCATGGTTCTGTTGTTTTAACCGTTAATGATGGCTCAAATATAAAACTATTGTTTTGAATAATCACAATAGTTAGGGCAAAAAAAGTGAAATTATTTTTCGTTTGAACTCAATTCTGCTTGAAGTGGGCGTTCATAATCGCCTCTTGGTTCATCTCTATCTCCCTATACATCTCTTCAGCGTTGACCGCGGCATCGAAGATAACGTCTTGAGTGTCGATTATTGACCTGACCGCGTACAATAGGTACACCAGCAGACCGACCACCAATAGAATTAGGAACAGAATAGCGGTCAAAAGGAAGGTTGTCATCTTATTTTCCCGTTTATGATGCGGAGGTTGTCCACTTCGAAGTCTCCACCTTCTGAAATTTGAACGAAAGCAAAGCCATGATTCCACTTGTTTATGGGCATATACATGGGATTCATTTCACAAAGACACCCAGTTGACCATGTTGTTACTATCTTGCCCTCTAAGTTGTTCTCTGTGTGTTCAGATGTTTGGTGATTGTGTCCGCAGATAACGGACGCTTTGGCTCTCATGTAGTACCCTCTCGCTGGGTTAACTGGAGAGAATACCGACCGCCCGAACTCATGCCCGTGTAAGATGTTCAGCTTTCCAGCCTTAATGATTCGCTTGTCTTGAATCAACGTAACGCCATACTCTCCGAACTTCAGAAGCGTGTCTAAGGTAAACTCCGAAGTCCCAAGTAGTTCAGGCGCTTTGGTTCGTAAGTAAGCCTCGTATCGTTCCTCATGGTTGCCCAGCTTGAAGTAAATTGGGCAGTCAAGCTCACGTTTCAAAATACCAAGCAGTTGGCGACAGGCTTCAAGTTCAGCCGCGAAGCCTCTTTTACGTGGGTCTTTTTCGTAACGTGAAAGAGCGTAACAGTCCAACGTGTCACCGTTCAAAACCACAGCGTTGACATTCTTCTCTTTTCCGTATTCGATGGCTTTTGTGAGTGCTTGGATGTTGTGGTAAGGCACGTGGATGTCCGACAAAAGAAGTATGCGGTTGTTGCCTTTAGGAAGAACGAATGGCTCCCAGTCTTCTTCGTCCGATTCAGGAAGCCCGAACGGGTTCGAAACACCCAAAGCTTTGGCGTGTTGTGCCTGTTCAGTTTTGAACTGTTGCGCTCCTATCCGTTGCCTATGTACATCTCCAGATTGTCCGCGATAATATCGGATTTTAGACCGTACATCCTCAACATCTTTAAAGACCTCCACGTTGTCTTTATAGATCAAACGTGCAAGTGTCAGACTTGGAAGCTGTCCCCATTCGGGATGCTCTAAATATTCCTTTACGATTTCTCCTTTCATCTGTGCTGTGCCATTATTCGTTCGCGGTAAAACTTCGGGTCGATTTCCCGTATCTGTTTAGCCAGTTCCATCCATTTCCGTTTGGCTTCTTCTCGCTCTTCGGTTGTGGATTCTGTCCCTAAGTTAGCTTGGATAGTTGCGTTCTTCTGAAGGAGTTCATCTATCTGTTCTCGAACTTCAGCATCTTGATAATAGTAGTAGTTCATCTACTGATTATGTTTCGACCAATGCCAACACCTACATAGTGCTGACCATTGAATCCGTAGTTTGCGCTAAGGTAGGTTTTTTTAATTGAACCGTGCAAACCGACCCCGAACATTGGGACATACTGAGTTTCAAAATTAGAAATCAAACCCACGTTACCATGTATGCCAAGTGCAAATTTTGCACCTACCACTTTAGGCGTGTAATCAATGCTAAGATTTTCGGTGATGTTTTGGTAATTCTGCCACCTTACCCTGACATCATTGACCGTAGTGTCATAGCAGTTGACCTCTGACAGCCATGCTTCGACTATCTTAACCGTGTCTACCTTTAACAATGTGTCTAAACGAGTAACTATCTTTTCTGAATAGATGGTATCGTGTCGCGTTACTATTTCCTTACGGACAAACCTGACCGTATCAGTCCGCCAACGGTCAACGTATTTGGTTGTGTAGATTGGTTTCTCAATGGTTACGGTTTCAATTTCACCGCTTCCGCATCCTTGCCAAGCCACAAGAACGCCCAGCAAGAAAGCTAAAATGTAAGGCGTGTAGACCCTTGCTAAATGTATTGCGACGTCCCTTCCCAAAGTTCGATTTCTGCTTCTCGCCTTCTAACTAACCCGTTCAGAACCTTGCCGCCCCCCTTGTTCCACCGCCTGAACTGCTCAGGTATTCTTGGAAAGTCAGGGTTTGAATTTAACCAAGCCAACAGAGTAGAGTTTGAAAAGTTGCCGATGCCTACGTTGTAAGTGAATGAGATTAACGCAGCAAGTTGATGCGCTTTCAGTTTTACCTCAACCACGTTTTTAACTTGCTTTTCAACCGATTTAATGGTGTCCATTAGCATCTCCGTAGCTTGTTCTTCGGTTATCTCAGGGTCGTCCATTGTAACGCGCTCTCCGTTCAGGTACATGGTATTACCGTAGCCGATTGTTGGAATGTTTGCCGGGCACAGATAAGGCTTTGAAGAATACCCTTCAAACTCCTTTATTACCTCTGCGGCTAACTTTGCCGCGCTTGGTCGTGTCTTTTTGGTCGCAGTTTCCATCTTTGCAGTTACATTCTTTTGGTGCGATATTGCACCACTTTACATCTTGCAACGGTTCTCTTTGAGTTCTGAACGCATTTCAGTCAACGCCTTCGTGTTTTCCGCTATCACATCACTGAACTTATCAACGTGTTGGTTATTGGCATCTTGCCATTCTTTCCTTTCTTCGCGGTGGATGTCGGTCAGCTTGTTTAGGTAGTACACTAACACAGCAAGAAAGATTCCAGCGATGCCGTAGTTGGCAAGTGATTCGATTATTGCGTCCATTTTAATCGTCTATGGTGTGATCTGCTTTCATGGTGCGCCCAATGTGCTTGTTACAATGTTCCCTACGCTATCATCAGTAGCACAAGTTCTTATTCTGACCAATTCTGGTTCTGTTGTCGTGCGTAACTCTTCTGCGAAACTTGAAGCAAAATCTACTGGGTCAAGAATCTTCATTGTCCCTGTAAATTGGTTTAAGTTACCATAAACAACACCTTCTTCAACGTCTGTCTCCGATGGGTAATTAGCTGATTCCGTTCCGTCCGTCAAAGTTGCCGTTGAGTCATCATCAAATGTTATTTCTATGGTCGGAGTTCCTGAAAACTCCCATAAACTTGATGTAAATCCCGTTCTTTGCCCTTTGTTTAGGATGATTCGGTCGGTCACTATAACATTGCCTCCTACTGAATTTCCAGATCCCCTAAAGACATTAACAGTGCTTGATGTTGATTCTACTATTGCAACACTTTCACATGAACCTGACACCGCCTCACAAGTGGCAGATGTGGCAGTTCCCGTAATTGTCAATTGACCATTAGAGTTCCAAACGCCATAAGGGGATTTAAGACTATCATTGTAAGACGCGCCTCCTTCAACATCTGTTACAGTTAAAAATCCACTATTTAACCTGCATCCAGACATAGTTGGAGCATTGGTATTTCCCAAACCACTACCTCCTGTTATCTTCCCGTTAACTGTGACTGATGCGCCATTTACATAAAGTCCTATTCTGATATTACCCCCTGAACCGTTCCCGCCTTGAATGTTTCCATTAATTGTTGAGTTTCCTGAAGATGCTCTTACAACTCCGTTTGAAGCATTTACAGATGCCCCAGCAACATCTGCATTTAGTATTGCTCCAGCAATAAGGTCAAAAGCTCCCCCGCTTACCGCTACCGTTCCCGCATTTATACTTATAAAATCAAGTGCGGGTGTTGTGCCGTCAATATCGCCTGTAAATCCATTGGCAAATAACTGGTCACCTACCTGTAACGCTGTCCCTCCGTCTAAATTAGCTGGATCTAAAACTGAACCGCTTGCTACTAAATATCTTTCAGCCATTGTAATTTTCGTTTGGAATGAATAAACTGTGGTTTACGCCTTGCGCCTCAACTTCTGAAATAAACTCTTGATGGGTTTTGCCTTCATTTGGTATTTCTACAAACAAGAACTTACCAATTTCAATATCGTTAAGGATTGCTCTTATGTTAACAACTACTTCGCCTGTCTCTAATTCTGAAATGTTTTTTTTAAGTTCCATCACGTATAAATTACTGTTAGTCTGTCTGTCCAAGCAACATCTTCGGCTGTTGCTGTTGCCGTTGTTCCGTTAGGAAAGTGAGTTATTCGGGTAATGAACCACTTTTCAGCACTTTCCAATGACCCTTTATTTGCTGCACCTATGTACGAGTAAAAAGTCTCAGGACTTCCTTCTGGTTGGTAGTCCTGTCGAAGCTCTTTTGCTCCACCACCGCCTCCTGCTGGTCTTGTTAGAATTGATGGCATAGCTTACTGATTGTAGATTATAACGCTTCCACTTGACATAGTGATGGCTGTGATTGCATCGCCTGAAGGCACTACGATGTACGCCCCAGCTTTTACCGTTGCGCCCGTTAAGCCGAAGTCTGCAAGAGCATCAACGCCATCCACTTCGAAGGTAGTAAAGACGGTATCTTCTTGTGCTATGATTGCGTAGCCTTTTAAACTCGTCAACGCTCCCGTTCCTGTAAGGAGTTTACATCCGCGTGTTCCGATTAATTTCTGTGATTCTGTCATTTTAGTTTGGTATTTGACACTTGTTGTAGTCGTATGGTTGTGTGATAGATAAAACGCAAGAATGCCCGCTTACCTTGTCGTCAAATCGCTCGGTAAATGGCTCAAGCGTAACGCTCGTCTGAATGCTTAAATCCGTAGTATGCAATTGCCGAAAGTAAGCCACGAAGTCCAGTAGAACTTGGATTGTGTCGCTCATCACTTCCTGTTCGTTCTCTTCGCCCGGTAAGACCCTGTCCATCGCTAAAAGTCGGATGTTGTAGGTCAATGTCCTTTCCGATAATACAACGCTCTCTTCAATCGCCCAAAGAACAAGGTAGTCAAGCTCCTTTGGGTTTATCTCCCAAACGTCCCCCTGACCGTACTGCCTCACCTGAAGGTGCGCGTTCGCCTGAGTTTCGATTAGGGTTAATATTTCGTTGAGCGTGTACATATGCTTTTAGCTTCGCTTGATTTCTCTTACTTGCGTTTGTACTCATATTTGTCCTCCAATGAAATAAACTTCGGTCTGCGTCCTAAGAACATTCCTGTCGTATAGGTTCGTGTATCGGGTTGGATAGTATCAAGACCATCGTCAGGGTTAGCGTAAGCTGGGTAGTCAGATTCGTTTTCCAGTAAGAAAGTAACCAATCTTTCGGTGTACCATTCCGCTTTGTCCTTGTACCGCTTGGAAATGAAGTTGATTTCGTCAAGTGAAGCGTTGGAGCTGTTCTCAGAACTCTGTTGGTGTAGCCCCTTATTCAGGAACTTGTAGCTTATCGCTGTCGGTGCTTCTGCCTGAACCCAATAAAGTAAAGAAGGCTGTATGTAATCCTCCAAAAGTGTAAGATTAGCAGCCGTTAACGTGGAGTTGGTTATCTGTGTCTTCAACTCATTGTAAAGAGTAGTCCCGATTTTGTGCTGGATGTGGATGTCTTGGCACATCAATACAACAGGTCTCAAGTACTTGAAATCTATATTCTCGTGAAGAAGCGTGTTGTCCTTGAGAAATGTTTCCGATATAAAGAGAACGTTCGCCATTACTTCTTAATTCTCATAAGTTTCTGCTCCCAGTAGTGTCGGCAATGGTACGACTTGCCCCAAAAACCACCGCCTCGCATCCATACGTTTCGGTTAGCTGACACTCCAATGTCTTGGATTTCAGTTAGTGTCCAAGTTCTGTTCTCCTTGTCAACCAATTCTATCAGTTTTCTGCAGAACTCTCGTGTGGTTGGAATGATAGCATCTCCAGCAACACCCGGTCTTTTTGCATACACGTAACGAATAACGAACTCCTCCTCTACTGGTGGTATCTCTTCAAGTAATCGCTCGCCTTCTTTGGTTACTTCTACGGCTCTTTGCGTAGAATCAAGCACCTCGTCTATTGCTATCTTGATAGCGTTCGCCTCGTTCAATCTTTGAAGTCCAGCCATTACCCTTTCAATGGATAATTGCAACTGTTCTGCAATCGCAAGAAATGGAGTAGCTGGGTTCTCCTTTAGGATGTTCAGGATAGCCGTATCTAACGGGTCTATCTCTGCAAACCAATACTTTCTATTCAGCTCCTCGTGAAGCCTTGCGGAAATCTCGCTTTCAAAGTTTAACGCCTTGCCATTTCCGACTGGCTCGTAATCGGTAGAACCGCAGTTCTTGAAGTACTCAATAAGAACATCATCCTCGTCCTTTGAAGTCTTGGCTGCTTGGAGCGGTTGTTCAAGTTTCGGCAATCCGATTTTCTCGCGTATTTCCTCTTGGGTCATTACGCTAACAACCGTGTTCTCGCTGAACTGAATAGAAATTGGCTCGGTGTCTTGAATAAATAAACGGTTCGAAAGTCCTTGCAATGCTGCCAATTCATTAAACACCCTTTCTATGAACTGCTGTCGGTTGTTTACATAGGTGTTTTGGAATAACTCAAAGCTGTCTACCAATTGGTTTCTGCTCGTGAAGATTCCATCTTCTTTAATTCCGAAGAGTGCTGGGTCGGTTACTTGATGACCCGCGTAGATTTCCCTTTGAACGGTTTTGTTTAGAATGTCGAAACGCTTGTCGAAGTCGTTACCATTCAACTGCTGAATATCAACCCCTCTATCTCGTGAGTCGGCAAAGTTCAGAACGATAGAGTTGGCGTTGTCCGTTCCCGTAAACTTGTCCTTGATTTGCCGCTCGATTTCCTCTTGTTCTTCAAGGGTCGGCTCTCCATTGTAGAAAGACACGATAGTGCCTCCTACAAAGTTGTTCTTCACCGCGTTGAGGTGGAAGTTGGCTATCTCAACGTCCAACTCAATATAACCAGTTGACCCAAGATAGGTAGGCAATGGGTAATATTTGCAGTCAGGTGAGTAGCCCTTTACATAAAGAAGTTGCTTACCGCTTGGCTTCTTCCAGTTGAACGCGTCAATCTCTTCGACTACTGGGTTGTGTTTCTTCCAATCTTCCGAGTAATAGTATTTCGTGCCATCCTCGTTTGAACGATAACGAGCGAAGTCAGCATGATAAATAGCCGCTATCTTGTCGTTGAGTTGGTTGTAAACGATTTCAAGAGCGAAGCCGTTGTAAAGTTCGTAGTCAAGTGCTACCTTCTCAAGGATGTCGTTCAGACTTTCGTATTGATTAGGCTCGTTGATGAACTGCTGAAGTCTCGCAAGACCCATAGTGTCCAACCCTTCCGCATCTACTGACCAGCCCTGACCAACTACGTAATCCTTTTTGGAGTTGATAATAGCATGATGCTTGGCACTTCTACGGTAAAGGTTCAGAAGGTACTCAGGGTAACGGTTTTTATATTCCCCTTCGTCTCCGAATAGAATCCAATCCTTGCCTCTCGCCTCCTTGAAGGTCGGTACTTTATGCGCTCCGAAGTTTAAGATTTTAAGAGCCATATACTACGTAGTTTGAGTTTCCGCCTGAGTAGGTGGTTACTGGTGTTGTTGTTCCCGTTACTTTCACGATTCCAGATTCTAATTCGGTCAATCCAGTCGGGTCTAAATTGGTAGCGGAAGAGTTAGCGTAAACGAAGTACCGCCATTGCCCCTCCGTTGGAAGTTCTACCTCAGCGTTCAAGTTGTTCGGGCTTGTCTGCTCTGTAATAGTGAACTTGTTAAAGCGCTCAGGGTAAAGACTTGAATCCGTAGCAATGCAGTACTCCACTGCCTCCGTGTTGTCCGATTGGAACTTGAAGAGGTAGTAAGCAGCCGTTCCCTTTTCAGTAAGGGTCAAAGCTATCTCATTTGCGCTATTTCGTTCGATGTTTATCAAACTGCAAGCACTACGTATTCGATGTCGCAGTCTGCTGTATCAGCTTGTGCACTGATGTTGTCAATGTCCACGAATGCGCTGAACGCTCCAGCACCCGTGTCTGCATCCATTGAGCCAGTTGATAGCATGAAGGTGGCGCCAGCATCAACCTTAACGTCTGCCGTTTCTGCTCCGCTATTTTTGAATCTTACCCGAATGAAGTTGGTGTTATCCAAGTTGGTTATACGGATGTACTTGATGGCAGAACGAATGAACTTGCCCTGTCCGTTGTTGGTGTTCAGTTCAATCAGGTCAATCTCGTTAGCCGAGTCAACGGTCATAACTCTACGGTCAGCTTCTGCGATATTGTTAATGGTTCGCGTATGAGTGCCGCCTCTATCCACTCCTCCGAGTGTTAGACTTTCAACTATTTGAACCGTTGCGGTTGCTGGTGTTACGGTCGATGCCATGCTTGTTTTTCTTTAAATAGCAAAAAGACGAAATTGTGCCAAACGAAAAAGGGTCAGCGTTAGCCGACCCCCTTTCAACAGAACAATGAAAAAGAGAAAGTGTGAAGATACGAATTAGTTTGTAATCGCAGTTACGTCTGCAGCATCAATTGAAAGCATTTGCTCAGCTTCCATTCCGCTAAATGTCAAAGAGTACCCCGAAAGGTCAGCGAAAGCCGTACCCGTTGCCGATGTTCCAGCGTTCAACTCAAGACCGTTTTGATAACCAACGACCCAATATGAACCATCGTTAGTTTCTACGATAGCTACAAGTCTTTGTTGAGCCAATACCTTGATCTCGTTACGCTTGTCAACATCCAATTTTGAAAGCACTACAACCACCTCAGGCGTGAAGTAAACCGTTCCGTTCTGACTGTTGCCGTTGATGGTTTCGGTCAAAGAGGAAGTTTCTTTCAACTGCTCGTAGTTATAAAAGGTAGGCGTTCCTGTGATTGAAGTAACGGCGCCAGCAGATACAACAGGTGTCAAAGCAAGGTAATCGTCAAGGTTCGCAAATCTAACGCTCTTCACTCCGCCTACGGCATCGCGGCAATCAAGGTCGAAACCCGTAGTTAGTGCGCATCCAGTATATGCCATGTTTTTAGTTTTTAGAGTGAAGGGGCGACCCGAAAGCCGCCCCGTTTAGATTAAAGAGATACAGCAGAAATTTGATCAGGGAAAGCAACCTGTACGCCTACTGTCAATTCAACCGCAATTTTGAACTTACGGTCGTCTTGCGAGTACCATGACTCGATGCGTGAAGCATCTTCTTCCAAGTCCATACCAATGTACATATTGCTGGTACGTGCAAGGTAAACATCGTTAATCGCGCTAAGTCCGCTTGTAGCTTGAATCTTCAAGTTAGTACCCGGAAACACCATTGACAAAGAACCCATTTCAGTTTGGTAACCTTGAAGTTGACCTGCAGCAGTTACCCAAGAAGTTCCAAGACCGTTCTGAATAGCAATAGCCAATGCTCTGAACTTGTCAGCACCGACGAATACAACAGCGTCATCGTTTTCGATAACTGCATCTGCAGCCGCTTCATATACTCGCTGAACCGCCTCAACCATGTTGTTTGCAGTCAATGCCGTAGCAAGTGGAGTTCCCGAACCGAAGGAAGCAGTATTAGCATCAATGTAAGATGCACTAAGAATTGCTTCTCTGAAACCATCAAAGAATTGATAATTACCAGTTCCAGTAGTAGCATTAGACTTCCAAACCATCTTCTCCAACTCAGCGGCAATTTTGCTCACCAAGTAGTTAGCGAAGAACTCCTCGAAAGGAATTGTCTCGTAATGCGCTCCTGAAGGTAGTTGAGTTCTAAGGTAGATAGCCTCAAGTTCCTTTGGGCAGAACTCCATTTGTAGCTTCAGTTTAGCTGGGTCGATGAATCTCTGCGTTAGAGTGATGTCTCCATCTTCGTTCCAAGCACAGCCGCTTCCATCTTGGAAGTTAATATCAATGTCAGCTAAGTTGATAGCACTTTTGCCCTTGACTCCTACTTGTTTTTGAGCAAGCGCCATAGTTGGCGAAGATGTCAAAGCCTTCGCGATTAGCGGAAAATTCTGCTCTTCAATGTAAGCCTGAAGTCCGCTTGTTAGTGGTGATGGTGAAAATCCCATTTTAGTATAATGTTTTTTGGTTTATTTCTTTGTAATTGCGCGCATCTTCTCTACCATCTCTGAGTAGTCGATGCCTTTGTTAAATGGATTGGCTACCTTCTTAGAAGGCTCTTCCTTTGGAGTAGCTGCCATCTTCTCAACGATGTCGGTAATTAGTCCAACAGCTTTCTCGATGTCGCTTACTTTTTCAGTCTTTGCAAACTTGGCAACCTCTGACTGAATTAGAGTGGCAACTGAGTCCATGATGTCCAACTTGAACGCCTCCGGGTCAAATGCAGCAACTTCTTCTTCAGCAGCCATTTCTTCCTCTTTCTCCTCGCCAGCTTCCTCTTCTACTTCAGGCTCAAGGATTTCAACGATAACACCGCCTTCAGTTCTTACGATTTCACCTGACTCAAGTTCGTGTTCTCCGTCAGGAGCTGGTACTACTTCAGCAT